TAGTTAAGGTATTAATTTAATTTCTTATATCAAATAAAAGGAGATTTTCAAATTGTTATTCATTAGTATTGGTTCTTTATTTATAGCTTTATTATCATTATTCGTAAGTGCTTATAATGTTTTACGTACTTGGGAAAGACAAAAATTTAGTCTTAATTATCAAATAACAAACTGTTTTTTCATTCCAGGCGGTGACTTTTATGCGCATTTTGAAATCATCAATAATTCTTCAGAGCCTATTTCTATTACAGGTATTTCTATCAATAAAAATATATGCAGTACAGATGAAAGAATAATTCTTTCTACTAAACATGGACCTAAGCTTAAGACTCATCAAATACCTATTCGTATTGAAAGTTATGGAGCAACTCGCTTTTATTGTTATTTTGAATTAGAACATAATTTTTATTTCTATCAAGGAATTAACTTAGAATTAAGAACATCTCGTGGAATAATTTCTTCTCATATTGAAACTGAAGATGGTTTCTTACTTTCCATAGCAGACTTAATTGAAAAACATAAAAATAAAGCTAATATATAAACCTAATTTAAATCACTATCCTTAACAAAAGTACCGTTAATAGTTTTACCTTTTCTATTTTTAATTTCATCATAGGCGTATTGTAAACATTCTTCTAAAGTCCAACCTTGTTGTTGTGCTAAGATTATTAATGTCACTACAGTATCGCCTATCCCATCTTTTAATGCGTCCATTTGTCCACGAGATAATGCTGCAGCTATTTCACCCGCTTCTTCATAGAATTTAAGTGTTTGTCTATCTGAATTACCATTGTGTAAGTTTTTATCTACGCTCCATGTTTCAACTTGTTTTACTAATTGATCTAATGTGTTAGTCATTTTTTCTTCTCCATTAATAATTTTCAATACTTTTTCTACTGAAAGATATCCGATTGGTTCACTTATAAGATGATTTATTCCATTGATTTGTTTACATTTTGCAAGTTCATATAAACCTTCTTTATATCCGTAAGAAATTTGATGTTTCACTACACTGAAATAATTATCTGTATCATCTGTTTTAAATAGATATTGCATTCCATCATAAAGTCTTTGATGTCTAATGTAGTTCTTATTAGATAAAAACTTATTTTCTACTGCTTCCATCCCTTAAACACTTCCTATTTATAATTTTATTTTCTTTGGACACTCGTATTGTTACATGTATATTTGTCATACGAATAACAAACCCTTCAATGCCCATAGCCTTTAGTTCGTGCTGAACTTCAGTAGGCGATTTACCTTTTGTTTGATACTTGTATGTCTGTTTTACTGTTTCATTTAACTTTAGGACACTACTCATGCGTTCAATTCCTCATATTCATCTGCCCACATATACATCAGTCCTTTATTCACACAACGATTATTGCACCTTCTCGCAATATGACGTCTATCAATAAATAACATGCTAGATGCTTCTACCGTACTAGCAAATTCTTCTACGATTTCGTTATTACTATCAATGAGATAGAGTGCTTTGGCTCTACCGTCATTCTTGCGATATAATCTATATTTTTTGAAGGTCGTTGAGAATAAATTATCTGCAGTAATATTGTTATATTTACTATCTTTCGGATAAGCATGATAGCCACTCTTTAAATTTTTGATAAATGTTTCAAATACGATATCTGCAGCACGGTATTTCTTATTTTTATAAATCACTGTTAATACACCTTTACATCCATTACCAAATTTAAATTTGCCATTCGGTAATCTCATTCTTCCTAGATTGCTTACGTATAGATCGTACTTGTCACTATACTTCCATATTTCATGTTGTGGACTTACTTTTTCATTAAAATCTTGTTTCTTTTTCAATCTAGGTAATGATTTAGTAAAAAAGCATCTTAACTTCTCATTATATACACCGTTCTCTTTTTGATAACACAGTGTATTAAGTGGGATATCAGTAATATGGTGCAAATGTTTTAATGTTGTTTTTGTTACGGTATGAGTAAATGGCTCGTACATATACACCATACTTACTCCTCCCAACTTTTGATAGCAAACTCAATACTTTGTTTCGCTTTCTTTAAATCTTCTAAACCATTTTTTCTAGGTGATCGCATTAAGTATTTAAGTGCATTGCCTACGTGATAAAAAACTGAAGCGGATTTATATGTTTTTCCAACCGCTTCAATAATGGCATGTGCGTTAAACTTATCGAATTGATAGTGTGGTGGCTGGTGTACCATGTCAACTTTACGAGTAAAAGGTTTATTCACTTTCATAAAGTCGTAATTATCATTAATGGTAAACTTTTTACCATTAGCATTTTCTACATCTGCATACCACTTTGTTTGCATACCTTCATTCTTTGCATATACACGTGTGACTATTCCAGTATGTGATGTTTTGTACTCTTTTGTAGTGATTTGAAATTTGACAATGTCATTTATATTTAAATCAATTATTCTAATATTCTGCATTTTCATTACCTTCTAACTTTTGGGAAAATATCATTCTCTACTAGATACCTAAACCACTTACTACTGATTCTATGTTCTTTAAGTAACTGTTCACATCTAATACGATGGTTTATTCTTTGTTGCCTACGTTCGTTCCTTAACGCTCTTTCATGTGCTGCTCTTATTCTTATGAGTTGCATATATTGTTCATCAGATAATCTACCTTCATTACGCTCATAGGTTTGTGTCATACTTATAGACTCCCTTCCCATAAATTAACTCTGAACCACGTAATCCTTTTTTATATCGTCGTCTTACCGCCGTATCTGATACTGGAAAATATTTATATACATCACATAATCGGTAGCTTTTACCATTCAAATACACTCTAGGTATCGATTTTATTTTTTCTCTTGTCATTTATAATTCCTCCACTTCTAAGATGATTTTTGGTTGTTCTGCATATTGTTTAAAACTATAAATTTCTACAATTTGATTATCGTCTTTCCACAATCTATTGTTCGCTGCATCTAATACAGTTTTTATTAAATTATCTATATCAGGCTTTGTCCTTTTATACTGACCTATTGCTAGTAATTTTTGATTTTTACTCCAACTTTTTGGAGGGATAAAGTAGAAAAACAATGATACTTTTAAACTGCTAGTGAGTAATAATTTAGGCATTTGTTTTCTAATATAATCTTTATGATTCATATAGGAAGTTGGCATATAGGTTTGTACAAATCTTCCAGCGTTTCTAAATCGTGGCCTAGGTGATCCAATAGGTGCTTTAAAATTTTCATTAAATTTAATCTCTATTCTCAAGTTGTTCACTTCCTACAACAAAAATTCATCTATGGTTGTTTGATATTGTAACTCTTTTTGCTTAAATAATTTATGCTTTCGTTTCATCTCTGCTAGTTCATCTTTTGTTACAAACTGTTTAAAGTGCTTTTCAGCCATACCACCTAAGTTAGTTAAGTAGAAAGTGCCATCATCTCTAGGTAGCACTCTCAACAATTTCCAACCGTCACTTTCAAATAAGTCGTAGGCGTTAGGTTGATTTTCTCTAATGCCCATATTCAACCACAGCCTTCCTATTTCGATGTTCTTCCAACTTATGATTGATTAGGTCAACCAATGCTTTTTCATTACCATTTGCCCATCTAATTAATTTCTGAGCATATATATCTGAACACTCAAGTATTTTTTTAACATTATCCTTTGTAATCAAAATCTCAGCCCCTTAGTTCTATAATCTTGACCGTCCATTTTGATTAGCGTTGTATTGCTCATGATTCTACTAAATATACGTTGCAAATCTTTACTTCTAGTCATTTCTTTTTCATCTAAGTTAGTAGTGAATATATTGTGTTTACCAATACGACTTTCTATCAATTCAAACATCTTGCTAGTAGCAAAATCATTCATATTAATTCCGTAGTCGTCAAACACCATCAAATCTACATCACTAATGATTTTTGCTAATTCTTGTTCAGTCATATTAGTATCGTTGTTATATGTATTTTTAATTGTTGAAATAAGCTGTGGCACATTCATATAGAGAACAGTAAAACCTTTTGCTTTAATTTCTTTAACGATACTCATAGATAAGTGTGATTTCCCTGTTCCAAATGAACCTTGGATGAGTAGTGATTGCTTATTGTCTAAGTTGAAGCTATCAGCGTATTTTTTACATATGCGTTTTGCTTTAGCTAATTGTGGTTGAGTATTATTATCTATCTCATAATTATCAAATGTAGCATTTGCTAGTGACTGATTGATAATAGATTGTTTAAATATCTTCTCAGATTTTATACGTTTTTGTTTCTTGTGATAGTTTTCAGTTGATTGTCTAGCAAACTCTTTCATCTCACAATCACAACCAAATTTGACTTTTTGTATTGATCCATCTTGTTTTTCAAGCTCGTAGTAGTCATAGTTACGACTACACTTTTCACACTTCAAACCTTTTTCTTTTTTAATAACCTTACTTTTAAATTTAGGTGGTTTAGCTATATTTTTAAATGCTTGCATGATATCACTCCTTTAAAACGGTAGATTTTCCATATCAGATTGTGCAGCTCTTTCAAATGCTTCAGTATATTGATTTGTGTTTTTATCAATTTCTTCAGAATAATCATTTAGAAAACTTTCTTGCGATAAAAATGTTTTAGGATATTTCTGATATTGTTTATTAGTAATCGTTTTAAGATATGCTTGAGTTCCATTCATTATAGTTTCGAACTTATGCTTTTTAAGCGCTGATTTAAATAAGCTGAATGCTTTCTTCTTATCTAGTTTCTTATCATATAAATTCCACCATTGGTTAAATTGAACTTGCGTAACATCAGTTGCGCTATTATGAGTAGTCTCTGATGAAGTCTCTGTGTAGTCTCTGGTATTGGTCGTCTCTTTTTGATACACTCCATCGTCTCTTTTTGATACGCTCGTTGTATCATTTTGATACGATGGTTGTATCATATCTTCTAAGCATTGATAATTTATGCTATACCATTTTGTTTTATCGAATTTTGCTTTATTATAATTTCCTACATATAGTAATTTTTTCTTTTCTAAACTATAGATAGTTCTTTTTATTGTTATTACTGACCAAAATC